TTTATTTCAGTATTAATGCTTACATTCAAATTCATATTTATCACCCATTAATACTTTAAAAAATATTGTCAGTATTGTACATAAAAATATTAGCAACTTTGTACATTCTAATTTTAGCATTAATATGCTGCAGAGCTTGCTTGGAAAGGTGAAGGAGACTTTAATCCTAGTGATTATACCTGCAAGTTTTGTAGGGCCAAGGCAAGCTGTAGGGCTAGAGCAGAGAAGAACTTAGAAATAGCAAAGTTCGAATTTAAACAGGCCAATCTTCTTTCAAAGGAAGAAATTATAGAAATTTTAAAAAGAGCTGATGAAATAGCAGCATGGTGCAAAGATATTTGGTCATGGGCAGAGGCTAAGGCTCTTGAAGGTGAGGAGTTTGAAGGTTTTAAAGTGGTAGAAGGAAGAAGTGTTAGAACCTATGGTGATGAAAAGGCTGTAGCTGAAAGATTAGCTGAAGCTGGTTACAAGGATGAAGAAATATATTCTAAGAGCCTTAAGGGAATAACAGCTTTAGAAAAAGCTTTAGGTAAAAAGGTATTTGCACAGGTGCTTGATGGACTTATTACAAAGCCACAGGGTAAGCCTACTTTAGTTGCAGATACAGATAGGAGAGAACCAATAAAAATAAATAATACTGCTGAAGCAGATTTTAAGGAGGAAATATAAAATGGAGAATAATAAGACAAAGGTTATAACAGGTAAGGTGCGCTTCTCATATGCAAATGTATGGGAGCCAAAATCAATCAATGGTGGAGATGAAAAGTATAGTGTTTCTTTAATAATTCCTAAGTCAGATACTAAAACAATAAATGATATAAAGGCTGCTATTGAAGCCGCAAAGCAAGATGGAAAGGCTAAGTTTGGTGGAAAGATTCCGGCTAATCTTAAATTACCTCTTCGTGATGGAGATATTGATAGACCAGAGGATGAGGCATATAAGGACAGCTATTTTGTTAATGCTAACAGTAAGGACAAGCCAAGTATTGTAGATAAGAATGTGAAGCCAATTATGGATCAGGATGAAGTATATAGTGGTTGCTATGGAAGAGCCAGCATTACTTTCTATACCTTTAACCAAAACGGAAATAAAGGTGTTGCTTGTGGCCTTGGAAACCTTCAAAAGCTTTCAGAGGGAGAGCCATTAAGTGGACGTAGTAGAGCAGAGGATGACTTCTCATCTGCTGATGATGAAGATTTTTTAAGTTAGGTGGTTAGGTGTATGCGAACCTTAGCAATAGATATAGAGACATTTTCAGATGTGGACTTAAATAAAAGCGGTGTTTATGCATACACCGCTTCACCATATTTTGAGATTTTATTATTTGCTTATGCCATTGATAATGAGGAAGTGAAAATTATAGATTTAGCCAGTGGAGAAAAACTTCCTAGTGTTATTATTGAAGCCTTAACTGATGAAACCATTATTAAAACAGCCTTTAATGCTCAGTTTGAAAGAACCTGCTTGTCAAAGTATTTAAATAAAAAGCTCTCACCTTCATCATGGCAATGTACTGCAGTTCAAGCTGCTACTTTAGGTTTACCCTTATCACTAGATGGAGTAGCTCAAGTTTTAGGACTAACGGAACAGAAGATGAAGGAAGGTAAGGATTTAATAAAGTATTTTTCTATGCCCTGTAATCCTACCAAGGTTAATGGTGGTAGGACAAGAAACCTGCCGCAGCGCGCATTAGAAAAATGGGCGGATTTTAAAAAGTATTGTATTCGTGATGTTGAGGTAGAAAGATCTATTCGAAAGAAGATAGCTAGATACCCAATAAGTGAAAATGAGCAAAGTCATTATATAATGGACCAGCAAATAAATGATAGAGGAGTTTTTGTGGATTTAGAGCTAGTGGTTAAGGCCATGGAATGTGATAGACTTCACAAGGATGATAGCTATGCAAAGGCTCAAAGACTAACAGGACTTGATAATCCAAACTCAGTAACACAGCTAAAGCAATGGCTTATTGAAAATGGAGTAGAGGTGGATTCACTATCAAAGAAGGCTGTAACTGATCTTGCCAAGGAAACTGATGGTGAAGTGGAAAGACTATTAAATTTAAGGCTACAGCTTGCAAAAACCTCTATTAAAAAGTATGAGGCAATACAACGTTCGGTGTGTCCAGATGGAAGAGTAAGAGGATTACTCCAATTTTACGGAGCAAATAGAACAGGCAGATGGGCAGGAAGGCTAGTGCAGGTTCAAAACCTACCTCAAAACCACTTGAAGGATTTAACTCTTGCTCGAAGCTTAGTTAAAAGTGGAGACTTTAAAACCTTAGAAATACTATTTGACAGTGTACCTCATGTGTTATCTGAGCTTATTAGAACAGCCTTCATACCAAAACCTAATCATAGGTTTATTGTAGCTGACTTCTCAGCTATTGAAGCTCGTGTTATTGCTTGGCTTGCAGGAGAAAAGTGGAGAATGGATGTGTTCGCAACCCACGGTAAAATTTATGAAGCCAGCGCAAGTCAGATGTTTAGAGTTCCAGTTGAGGAAATAACAAAGACTTCACCACTAAGGCAAAAGGGTAAGATTTCAGAATTGGCACTTGGATATGGCGGATCAATTGGAGCACTTACTTCTATGGGTGCTCTTGATATGGGAATAAAAGAAGAGGAACTTCAAGGCTTAGTTAGTGCTTGGAGATTAGCAAATCCAAACATTACAAAGCTTTGGTGGGATATTGATAAAGCAGCAGTTAAAGCCGTTAAGGAAAAAACTACAGAAACAGTTGGAAGAATTAAAATCCACTATGAAAGCGGAATTATGTTTATAACTCTTCCTTCAGGAAGAAGGCTTTCATACATTAAGCCAAGGATTGAGCCTAACAGGTTTGAAAGAGATGCTGTAACTTATGAGGGGATTGGAACTACGAAAAAGTGGGAGAGAATAGAAACCTATGGTCCAAAGCTTGTAGAAAATATTGTGCAAGCGATATCAAGAGATTTACTAGCTGAGGCTATGAAAAAAGTAGCTGAAAAAGGCTATGAAATAGTTATGCATGTGCATGATGAAGTTGTAATTGAAGCACCTGTAGGTTATGGTTCGCTGAAGGAAGTGTGTGATATTATGGCTATAGCTCCTACTTGGGCAGATGGATTGAAACTTAGAGCTGATGGCTTTGAATGTGATTATTACAGAAAAGATTAAATGGAGGTGATTTTGCTTATGCAAATAGCAGTGGCGAACTCAAGAAAGGATAAGGTTTGGAAAAATATCGAAATCTCCTGGGAAGATTTTTTAAAGAGAGTAAGCAATACTCGAAGAACAGCTGAGAGTGTTTTAGAATATAAAAAATTACCTAAGCCAAGGCAGGATGAGGTTAAGGATGTAGGTGGATTTGTGGGAGGAAGGCTAAAGGGTGGAAAGAGAAAGACTGGATTTGTAGAGTACCGCTCAATGCTTACTTTAGACATGGATTATGCAGATGTTGGTGTTTGGGAGCAAATAACTATGTTTTATGATTTCACCTGCTGCATTTATTCTACCCATAAGCACACAGCAGAAAAGCCAAGACTAAGGCTTATTATTCCTCTATCAAGAAACGTAACAGCAGATGAATATATGGCTGTAGGTAGAATGGTGGCTTCAGATATTGGTATGGAACAATTTGATGATACCACCTATGAACCTACAAGGCTTATGTATTGGCCATCAACCTCTAGTGATGGGGAGTTTATTTTTGAACATCAAGAGGGAATTCTTTTAGATCCAGAATTGATTCTTTCAAGATATGCAGATTGGCACGATAGCAGTAAATGGCCCGTTTCTTCAAGGCAGACAAGTGTTGTAAAGCACAGCATTTCCAAGCAGGCAGACCCTTTAGAAAAGGAAGGCTTAGTGGGAGTATTCTGTAGAGCATATACCATAGGTGAAGCAATCGAGAAGTTCCTATCTGATGTTTATAAACCTAGCTTTCTTGAAGGCAGGTATGATTATATTCCTGCTGATTCTACTGCAGGCGTACTCATATATGATGATAAATTTGCATATTCCCATCATGCCACAGACCCAGCTTGTAGTAAGTTATGTAATGTCTTCGACTTGGTAAGAATTCATAGGTTTGGAGAGCTTGATGGTAAAGCTGATGAGGAAACAACTCCTTCAAGGTTACCATCCTTTAAGGCAATGCAAAAGCTTTGTATCGAGGATGAGCATATAAAAAAGCAATTAGCAAAAGAGAGAATAGAGCAAGCAAGTGTAGATTTTTCAAATGAAGAAGATGAGGATTGGCAGATAAAACTTGAGGTAGGTAAGAACGGAGCGGTTAGTAATACTTTAAAGAACCTTATAACAATTTTAGAGTGTGATCCTAAACTAAAATCATTAGTATTTAATCAGTTAAGTGATGGTATGGAGATTAAGGGAGAAGTTCCATGGAAGCATCCTTCTAAGTTTTGGAGAGATGCTGACGATGCTCAGCTTATAAGTTATATAGATTTGACCTATGGAGCCTTTTCAGCAAGGAACTATAATATAGCGGTTACTAAGGTTACAGATGACCGTTCATACCATCCTATAAGAGAATTCTTAGATAAACTTCCACAGTGGGATGGTATAAAAAGGCTTGAAACCTTATTTATAGATTATTTCAATGCTAATGATGAAGAATACACAAGAGCTGTAACAAGAAAGGTTTTTATTGCAGCAGTAGCAAGAGTTATGAAGCCAGGTATTAAATTCGATTGGATGCTTGTTTTAAATGGTCCACCTGGGATAGGTAAAAGTACAATTATAGGACGATTAGCTTCAGAATGGTTTAATGATTCCTTAAAGCTATCGGATACAAAGGATAAAACAGCAGCAGAAAAGCTTCAAGGTTATTGGATTCTTGAAATTGGAGAGCTTGCAGGCATGAGTAAGGTAGAGGAAAACATCCTTAAAAACTTCTTATCTAGTCAAAATGATATTTATAGAGCAAGCTTTGGAAAGCGAGCTACACCTCATCCAAGGCAGTGTATATTTATTGGAACTACTAATGAAGAGCGTGGATATTTACGTGATACCACAGGAAATAGAAGGTTTTGGCCATTAAAGGTTTATGGTTCAGAGAAAAAACCTTGGGATATGACGGACGAAGAGGTAAAGCAGATTTGGGCAGAGGCTAAGGTATATTTTGAAGCAAATGAGGACTTGCAGTTGTCTCCTGAGCTAGAAAAGAGGGCTAATGAATTACAAAATGAAGCTATGGAGTTTGATGAGAGGCAGGGTATTATTGAAAGCTACCTTGAAATGCTTCTTCCAGAGGATTGGCACAACTATGACATTAACAGGCGAAGAGAATATGTAAATGAGTATTATAATGAGGATTCACTTGTTCCTAAAGGTAAAGTGGAAAGAGAAACTGTATCAGTTATTGAAATATGGTGTGAAGCTTTTGGAAAAAACAAGGCAGATTTAGAGAGGTTTAAATCCTTTGAAATAACAAAAATGATGAAAAGAATTCCTAATTGGGTACAAGACCCTAAGCAAAAGTGGAACAAGCTATATGGTAACACGAGGATATTTAAAAGGATAAAATTTTAGTTAGGATTTAGTTAGAGCTTTGTTAGAATTTTTAGTTAGGTTTAGGTAGAGTTAAAAGGTGTTGATTTATAAGGCTTTAAGGACACTCTACTTAACTAACTAAATATATATTAAAAATAATAATAAATAAAAAAATCAAATACACCTGCGCGTAAAATATTAATATTTAATATATATAGGGGCAAAGCTCCTTTAGAGTGGATAAATATATAAACCCTTTAAAATCAATGGGTTTAAGGTATAACAAAAATTCTAGCAATAAAGATGGATAGAAAGGAACAGGTTAAAATGAGGGAAAGTGACATAGAGAAAACTTTAACTATCGCAGTAAAAAAGTGTGGAGGGTTAGCATTAAAGTTTATATCCCCTGGGATGTCAGGTGTTCCAGATAGGCTAATTATGATAAAAGGTGGAAAGCTTGCCTTCATAGAGCTTAAGGCTCCTGGGAAGAAAATGCGACCACTTCAGATAAAGAGAAAAAGACAATTAGAGGAATTAGGATTTTTAGTCTATTGCATAGATAACAAGGATCAGGTTGGAGGTGTGCTTGATGAAATATGTGCCACATGATTATCAAAAATATGCTGAAGGGTTTATTATAGATCATCCTGCTTGTGCTTTGATGCTTGATATGGGTCTTGGCAAAACAGTAATTACCTTAACATCAATTTGGCTACTGCTTTATGATTACTTTGAGTTTTCAAAGGTTCTTGTAATAGCTCCACTTAGGGTGGCTCAAGATACTTGGAGCAAAGAATGTGAAAAGTGGGATCACCTTAAAGGACTTAGACTATCAAAGGTTTTAGGTACTGTTAAGGAAAGAAAAGCAGCATTACATAAAAGTGCTGATATTTATATAATAAATCGTGAAAATGTAGAGTGGCTTTGTGAAAATTATAAGTTTGATTTTGATATGATAATCATAGATGAGCTTTCAAGCTTTAAATCTCCTACAGCTAAAAGGTTTAAGGCATTAAGAAAGGTAAGACCGAAGGTTAAAAGAATCATTGGTCTTACAGGTACACCAGCACCAAATAGCTTAATGGATTTATGGAGCGAGATAAATCTACTTGATATGGGAGAAAGGCTTGGAAGATTTATAACAGGCTACAGAAGTGAATACTTTGTGCCAGATAAAAGAAATCAACAGGTGATTTTTAGCTATAAGCCAAGAGCTAGTGCAGAGGAGAAGATTTATAAAAAGATTTCAGATATCTGTGTTAGCATGAAGGCTTGTGATTATTTAAAAATGCCTGAAAGAATTGATAACATAGTTGAGGTTCAGCTATCAGACGAGGAAAAGGAATTATATGAAAAGCTAGAAAAGGAAATGCTACTTCCCTTTAGTGATGGGGATATAGATGCAGTAAATGCAGCAGCTCTTTCAAATAAGCTACTTCAAATGGCAAACGGTGCTGTATATGATGAGTTTAAAGGTGTTAAGAAAATTCATAATCGAAAGCTTGAAGTCTTAGAGGATTTAATTGAAGCTGCCAATGGGAAACCTGTACTTATATTTTATGCCTATAAGCATGATAAGGAACGGATAGAGGAAAAGTTCAAGGTTACAGAGATACAAAGTAGTTCTGATATAACAAAATGGAATAAGGGTGAAATACCAATTGCAATAGCACATCCTGCTTCAACTGGTCACGGACTTAACCTTCAAGCAGGTGGATCAACAGTAATTTGGTTTGGAATTACTTGGAGTTTGGAACTCTATCAGCAAGCTAATGCAAGGCTGTGGAGACAAGGGCAAAAGGAAACAGTAGTTATCCATCATATAGTTTCCAAAGGAACTGTAGATGAAAATGTTATGAAAGCTCTTGAAAATAAGGATGCTGGTCAAGAAGCACTGCTTCAGGCGGTTAAAGCGAGAGTTAAAATACAAGGGGGGCGTTAAAAATGAATACAAGGGAATATGTAGAATGCCTTTTAAAAAACTATAATGAAATCTTAAAGGATATAGAGCAATTAAAGTTTGAGTATGAGGCTTACAAGGATATAGAGTCAGAGGAAGTAATAGAAGCTATGAATTTTTCTTGTGGAAGTGAAGAGAGGATTCAAACCAGTAATATTTCAGACAAGACTTGTAAAATAGCTTTAATTTATAACGAAGCTACTAAAAGGATGAACAAAGAGAGTAGAGAAGAAATTTATAAAATGATGAAGGCTACAGAGTTTGAAATGGCTAGGCTTAACTACTGTATAGAAAGGCTAGAGCCACAGGTTAAAGAAATAATAAAGGACATTTTTATTGGAGGAATGCAATGGAAGGATATATGCAGTAAAGTTTCTATAAGTGAAAAGACATTAAACAAGTACAGAAAAAAAGGGATTGAAGATATAATTGCAATGTTTAATTTGAAGAGACTAGTGAAATAACACTGGTCTTTTTTAAAGTAATATTTATATTTTTCTAAAAATAGTACTTGTTTTTGAAATTAACTATGTTATTCTATTTTTAGAATAATTATAAAAGTACCAAAAATAATTCTTATATATAATTGGAGGTGTCATTGTGAAAATTAAATTTTTAGGTAAATCTGGAAACGATAATACTAATGGTAAAGGAAAGAAAAAATCACCACACTATGATAATTTGGAGTATTTAGAAAACAATCAACAAATAAAGTCAGACATGGAGAATGCTTTGGTACCTTATTTTGATGATTTTTTCAATACAAAACCTTACCTTAATTCTGGGAAAGTTTCAGTTGAGGTATGTGATACTATAAATTTACCAGATGATAAGTTTCATCACGGACTAGTTGGTTCATTGATTTATGATACATTTATTAAGATTGACGCAACCCAATATGGACTAAGCACAACAACAGAAGTTATTGCAAGTAAAGGCGAAGATCAACACTATGTTGATTATTTCTTACCGCATTAAAATAAATGGAGGGAAAATTTATGCTTAATGCTAATTTAATAAAAACCTTAAATAGCAAAAATATAAGTATTGATTCTAATTTAACAAAACTAATATTAAATGAAATATGGAAAACTTCTACGAAACAACAAAAGGAAAAGGCTGTAGAACTAGGAGGATATACTGACACAAGATCATTTAATAAAGCTAGAACATCAGGGTTGATTTCAGTAAGAATGGTTATAGCACTGGCTATAACCATGGATGTTGATCCATTTTATATTATCGCGAGTTCAGAAGCTAAGGCAAATTGTACTGATGAAAAAATAAAGGACTTTCTAAGCCAATTTGGATATGCAGGTATAATTGACGGAGGAACTAATAGTGAAGTTAAACAGGAAGTATTAGCTTTTATTAATGAACTATTAGAAGGACTAGACAATGAGAATATAAATGCAATAGAGAGTTTGTCTAATGAGGAGCTAGAAACTTTATTAAAATCATATTTAATACGAGCAAGAATAGGTAATGAAAAAATGAGATTGTTTTTAATAAAACTATTACTAACAAGAAGATAATATATAAATTATTACAGGTAACGGTCAGTCAACGGTAAGAAAAAACACTTAAAGTGTCCATTGAAAGTCCAGTAAAACACAGTGTATAATGTAAACTGTAGATAGGTGTAAATAAGTACACAGCCTTAGGAGTAAAAGCTCTTAGGGCTTTTTTTATACAAAAAATTATGGCTTAGGGAGTAATTCTTAAGCCTTTTAGCATTGGAGAAATTTATGAAAAAGAATAAATGTAAAAAATGCGTATGGGCAAACAAAATAAGTGAGGAGCTTATAGTATGTTTATTTCCAAGCTGCATAAAAAGAAAGGACAAGAAAAATGGTAAAGCTTCAGGAAATTTATGATTTATGTGAAGGCTTTGAAAAGATTAATAGAGCTGATGCAGTTAAAAAGTTAATTAGTAGAGGATATAGCTTTTATGCTGCCACTAAATATTATAACATTTGGAGGCGACATTATATGGAGTCAAGTAGAGAGGATTTAATGCTTTCAGGTATTTGTATTCAAACAGGTACAGAAAAAAAGTTTTTAGAAGAATGTTCATATCAGGAAAGACAAAAGTGTCTTGAGGCTTTAAGCAAAGAACAGCTTGTTAAGATTACTCAGGCCATGCTTAAGTGAGGTGAAGTCTATGCCAAGAAAACCAAGGAAGCCTTGTAGCTACTCAAACTGTCCAGAGCTTACAGAAGGTAGGTACTGTGAAAAGCATCAAAAGGAAATAGATAAAAGCTACAACAAAAACTGTAGACCTTATGGATATCTTTATAACACCAGTAGGTGGAGAAAGCTTAGGAAGCAGTTCTTGCTTGAACACCCATTGTGTGAAGTGTGTAAGAAGCAAGGTGCTGTTACTGTTACTGATGTGGTTGATCATATAAAACCTCACGAAGGTAACGAAGAATTGTTCTGGAACGAGAGTAACTGGCAAGCTTTATGTAAGTGTTGTCACGATAAGAAGACAGCAAAGGAAGATGGTAGATGGGGAAAGAAAGGGAGAGTCTACACCTATTAAACTTATGAAAAACTACCAGCAGGATGTGGGGAGGGGCATCATTATCCTCTGCACCTTAAAGGCTTACGTCGGGCGGTCCCCTTCACGCTAAAAATCGCAGTTTTCCAGAGGGGGGATAAGAGCAGTAAGCAAATTACATGAATATAGAAAAATAGAGGATTCAAGAGTATTTACACCTTAAAAAAGTGATGTGAAAACATATGCTATTTAGGTGTTTTTTTATTGATTTTAAAAGGAGTGTGATAATTTGGATATTCAAAAGATTGCTGTAGATAAACTAAATCCTGCTAAGTATAATCCTAGAAAGGATTTGAAAAAAGGTGACCCTGAGTATGAGAAGCTTAAGAGGTCTATAGAAACATTTGGCTATGTTGAGCCAGTTATTTGGAATAAGAAAACTGGTCATATTGTTGGTGGGCATCAAAGATTTAAAATATTAAAAGAACAAGGAGCAGCTGAAGTAGACTGTGTTGTGGTAGATATGGATGAAGCAGAAGAAAAGGCATTAAATGTTGCTCTTAATAAGGTTAGTGGGGATTGGGATATGCCAAAGCTTGCTGAACTTTTAGAAGACCTAGATAAATCAATGTTTGATGTATCTCTTACAGGATTTGATGTTGCTGAAATAGAAGATTTATTTTCAAAGGTTCATGATAAAGATGTTAATGATGATGGCTTTGATGCAGATAAAGCTTTAGAGAATATTGATAATCCTATTTCAAAAACAGGAGATATATGGCTTTTAGGAAAGCATAGATTAATTTGTGGTGACAGCACTAAGCTTTCAGATGTTGAAAAATTAATGGACGGAAAGAAAGCAAATCTTTGTGTAACAGATCCACCCTACAATGTTAACTATTCAGCGGGGAAGGAAAATGAAAGAGTTATTAAAAATGATCACATGGAGGACAGTAAGTTTTATGATTTCCTACTTGCAGCATATAAAAATGTTATTGCTGTACTTGATGATGGAGCGGGAGCTTATATATTCCACGCTGATACTGAAGGTTTAAACTTTAGAAAAGCTTTTAAGGATGCTGGATTTCATCTTGCTAATGTTTGTATTTGGGTTAAGCAAAGTTTAGTTCTTGGTAGGAGTGATTACCAATGGCAGCATGAACCTGTGCTCTATGGTTGGAAACCTACAGGAAAGCATAGATGGTATGCAGATAGAAAGCAAACAACTGTATGGAATTTTGATAGACCAACAAAGAGTCCAGACCATCCAACAATGAAACCAGTACCTTTAATGGCTTATCCAATTCAAAATAGCAGCATGACTAACTGTATTATATATGAGCCTTTTGCAGGGAGTGGTTCTACTTTAATTGCTTGTGAGCAGACAGGTAGAATTTGTTATGCAGTAGAGCTTGATGAAAAATACTGTGATGTTATTGTTAAAAGATATATTGAAGCTGAAGGAGAAGAAGGGGTTGTCTTACTTAGAGATGGTGAAAAAATAGCATATAAAGATGTTACTAAAAGTGAATGAAATGCTTGATATATATGTGTTTTAGAGTGATATATAGTATAACAAAAAAACACATGGAACGTGAAGATTAATAATCTTCACGCACCCCAGAGGAATGCAGGAGGGTTTTGAAATGAGAGCATTATTTGGAAGAAAGGTTTTAAATTTAAAGGAGCTAAAGGAACTTACAAAAGAAGCAATTGAAGATGGAGTTAAAGGAACAGCATACGAAGTTACAAAAGAAATTGAACTAAGTGATGGGGAATTTAAAGAATTTGGAAAAGACTTTTGCAGGGACCAGCCTTGGATAACCAAAGAAGATGGCGGTTGCAACGAAAAGGGAGAGTTAAGATGCATAAGAGTTAAAAATATAAAAACAAAGAAAAGCATTTTAGTAAATTCAGAAGGTTATACATACCCAAGGTATACAGCAATAGGAAAGTAGAAGAAAGCCCAAATAAAGGGCTTTTTTTAGATTATGAAAGACTTGATGTATCTGTACTTTAGAGTGATATATGTATATAACAAAAGTACAGGAGGTTTTATTGATGGATAAAAAAGAAATATTAAAGGCACTTGGAGAGCACTTTGGTGTGAAGCCTAAATACTTAGGAGTACCAAGCTTTGCTTATCAAATTACAACAAACCATGGTGAAATTCTAATTGTAGATAGAGAAGGCAAAATTAAAAATGAAGAAGGCTTGGAGCTACAGCTTGAAATAATTTTAAGAGGAACAGAGATAGATGTAAAAGTGGAAAGCTCAAGCACACAGGTTACTTTAAGTATGGAGGGGCATACAGGTGCAACCCTGAGGAACCTAGTGAACATGATAAGCGGCAAGCAGAGACTAATTAAAAAGGCAATAGGAGCAGAGGCGGATATTGTTGCTCAAGATTTTATAGAAGGCATAAACAGTGTTAGAATCATAACCATTGATGAGTTTGAAGCTGAAGCCTTAAGGCTAGGACTTGATAAGGTTAAAGGTATAGGGTTTGATTTTAATAAGAAAGCCTTAAGCTTTGACTTTTTAAACAGCCTAGAGGATGAGGAAATAAAGCTGCAATTTGCCAATGCATTAAATGAAGGAGCAATAAAGCTAAAGCATACTTCCTTTAAGGAAAAGGAAAGTGATAATGAGAAGTTTACAATGCGAACGTGGCTTCTAAGGCTTGGTTTTATCGGTAATAGGTACAAAGGTGCAAGGAGTGTTTTACTTCGCAACCTAAGCGGCAACAGTGCCTTTAGGAGGCAAGGGAATAATTAGTAAGGTGAAGGAATTGACTGCTAAGTAGGCAGTTTTTTTCTTTGAAATATTTATGTACAAATATTTACTTTTTATCAATAAGTTACTTGCTATTATGTGTGTTTAGAGTGATATATAGACTACCAAAAACACACAGGTAGTAAGGAGAAAGAATGATGAAGTACTTAACCTTTGGAATTGAAATTGAGCTAACAGGTCTTACAAGACAAAGGGCAGCTGAGGTTATAGCAAAGGAGCTTGAAGCTACAGAAAGATACATTGGCGGAGCCTACGATACTTGGGAGATTAAAGAGTCAAATAGTAAAGCTTGGAAGGTTGTAAATGATTCAAGCCTAAAGCCTGAAAGAAAAGAAAACGGCAGAGTGATTGAAGCCAATGAAAAGTACAGAGTTGAAGTAGTTTCCCCAATTTGCCATTATGAAGATATAGAAAAAGTACAGGGGATTGTAAGAGACTTAAGAAAAGCAGGAGCCTTTGCAAATTCAAGCACTGGAATTCACATTCACATTGGTAAGTATAACTTTACAGCCAAAAGCCTTAGAAACCTAGTAAACATTATGGCAAGCAAAGAAGATTTGATTTATAAAGCTTTAAAGGTGGATAGGGCAAGGGAAAGCAGGTATTGCAAGAAGGTTAGCACAAGCTTTTTAGAAAAGCTAAACAAAAGAAAGCCAACAAGCCTAGACAAGCTTGAAGACCTTTGGTACGAAGGCTGGGGCAGAGATAGAAGAACACATTACCACCCAAGCAGATACTTTGGCTTAAACCTTCACCCAACCTTTCAAGGAAACACAGTTGAGTTTAGGCTTTTCAACGGAACAACCCATGCAGGAAAAATTAAAGCCTACATTCAGTTTTGCTTGGCAATGAGTCACCAAGCAATTTCACAAAAGAGTGCAAGCCCAAGAAAAACTGAAACCACCAATGAAAAGTACACCTTTAGAACTTGGCTTTTAAGACTTGGACTTATAGGTGAGGAATTTGAAACAGCAAGGCTTCATTTATTGGCGGATTTAGAAGGTGACAGTGCCTTTAGAAATGGAAGACCTGAGAGAATAGCTTCAGGGGAATAACCTTGAAGCTACAAAGGAAGGTACAAATTATTCTAAGCCTACCATCTGAGTGTTTTGGTATAAAATATAGAAAGTAGGAATGAAAATGTTGTATTTTGCTTATGGTAGTAACCTAAATATGGTTCAAATGAAAAAGAGGTGTCCAGATTCAATTCCAATTTCAAAGGTAAAGTTAAAGGGATATAAGCTAGTGTTCAATAGAGTGGCTGATATTATTGAAAGTGCTGGTGATATTGTTGAAGGTGCAGTCTACGAGGTTTCAGTGAGAGACCTAAAGAATCTTGATATTTATGAAGGATATCCGAGGCTCTATGAAAGAATAAATATTGAAACCATAGATGCTGCAGGAAATGTATTTAAGGCTTTTGTATATGTGATGGTTAATAAAGGCATAGGCGAGTCTTCGGAGATTTATTATAATACAATAGCTCAAGGTTTTGAGGACTGGGGAATATCTAAGGAAACACTTAGAAAAGCTAAGAGTGAATCAAAGGTAGATAGTAGGTGGGTAAAATAAATGGATAAGTTTTTTACTCAAAAGAGCTGTGATAGATGTGGTGGTAGCTTGGAGAAGGGCAGGATAATGTCTATGTTTAATGAGGATTGCATTTGCCTTACCTGCAAGGAGAAGGAAACCAAGGAAGCTGATTATAAAGAGGCAGTTGAAGCTGAACAGGAAGAAGTAAAGCGAGGAAATTATAACTATAAAGGAATAAAAGTAAAGTAACATATAAAGATAGAACCTTAGCACTAGGGTTCTATTTTTTAGGCAAAAAAGGAGGTGATACCATGGCGACAAGAGGAAGAAAGCCAAAGCCAACAGCACTAAAGGTGCTAGAAGGAAATCCAGGTAAAAGACCACTTAATCTAAATGAGCCAAAGCCAGAGAAGAAGGCACCTAAATGTCCGTCATGGCTTGAGCCTGAGGCTAAAAAAGAGTGGAGAAGAATGTCAAAGATTTTAGAGCAAATTGGTGTTTTAACGGAAGTAGATTCAGCAGCTTTTGCAGGGTACTGCCAAGCCTATTCAAGGTGGAAGGAAGCAGAAGAATTTCTAACAAAGCATGGTACTATTTTTAAAACCCCATCAGGGTATATTCAGCAGGTGCCACAAGTATCCATAGCACAAACCTACTTGAAAATTATGAAGGACTTCTGTTCAGAGTTTGGGTTAACGCCCTCTGCTAGAACAAGAATAAAAGCGGGAACAGCAGGAGGAGAAGCCACTGACCCAATGGAAGATTTGCTAAGGATGGGTAGCTAATGTTTGATGAAAGGAAGGCTCAAAGAGCTGTAAGGTTTATCAACAATCTAAAGCATACAAAGGGTGTGTGGCATGGAGTTCCCTTTGATCTACTCCCTTGGCAGGATAAAATCGTTAGTGATATTTTTGGTACGGTTAAAGAGGATGGTTATAGGCAATACAATACAGCCTATGTTGAAATACCAAAGAAGAATGGTAAATCTGAAATCGCAGCAGCTATAGCGTTATATCTTACCTGTGCAGATAATGAGTGGGGAGCTGAGGTTTATGGCTGTGCGGCAGATAGACAGCAGGCTTCCATAGTATTTGATGTAGCTATCGATATGGTGGACCAGTGCCCAGCACTTAAGAAAAGAATAAAACCAGTTATTTCTCAAAAGAGATTAGTATATATGCCACTTGGTAGCTTTTATCAAGTGCTTTCAGCTGAAGCTTATACAAAGCATGGCCTTAATGTTCATGGAGTTATTTTTGATGAGCTTCATGCTCAACCAAATAGAAAGTTATATGATGTTATGACAAAGGGCAGTGGAGATGCAAGAAAGCAACCACTGTTCTTTTTAATTACTACAGCAGGCACAGATAGAAATTCTATTTGTTATGAAGTTCATCAAAAAGCAGATGATTTATTAAGAGGTAAGAAAATAGACCCAACTTTTTATCCAGTAATCTATGGAATTAAAGAGGATGCAGATTGGACTGACGAAAAAAACTGGTATAAAGCAAATCCATCCTTAGGACATACCATCGATATTGAAAAGGTTAGAGCAGCAGTTTTAAATGCAAAAGAAAATCCTGCTGAGGAGAATATATTTCGTCAGCTTAGGCTTAATCAATGGGTGAAGCAATCAGTACGTTGGATGCCAATGGACTTGTGGGATAAATGTTCCTTTGAGGTTAACATAGAAAAGCTTAAGGGCAGAGAATGTTATGGAGGACTTGATCTTTCAAGTACTAATGATATAACAGCCTTTGTGTTAATCTTTCCACCGACTCCAACGGATGATAAATATTATGTTCTACCTTACTTTTGGATTCCAGAGGAGAACTTAAAGCTTAGGGTTAAAAGAGATCATGTGCCATATGATGTATGGCAAAAGCAAGATTTTCTTAAAACAACTGAAGGGAATGTTATTCACTATGGTTTCATTGAAAGTTTTATTGAAGAGTTAGGTAAAAAGTTCAATATTAAAGAAATAGCCTTTGATAGATGGGGAGCTGTTCAGATGGTTCAAAACTTAGAAGGCTTAGGCTTTACAGTAGTTCCTTTTGGACAAGGCTATAAGGACATGAGTCCACCAACAAAAGAGCTTATGAAAATTGCACTTGAAAATAAGATAGCTCATGGAGGACACCCAGTTTTATCTTGGATGATGGATAATGTTTATGTTAGAACTGATCCTGCAGGTAACATTAAGCCTGATAAAGAAAAGTCCACTGAGAAGATAGATGGTGTGGTAGCACTAATTATGGCTTTGGATAGAGCCGTTAGAAAAGCAATAAAAGAAAATATTTATGAAAAACGTGGCATGAGAAGCTTACTGGATTAGGAGGTGGTGCTTTGAAGTTTAAACATAGAGTTAAATTGTTTTTATCTCCACAAAATGCTTTGTTTGAAGTCCTGCAAAAATATTCGCAGGATTTTTTGAGTGGGGAAGAAGCTAGAATAAATGATAATCTAAAAATTACTGCTGACTCAACTATGAGCTTTTCAGCAGTTTTTGCTTGTAATAGGGTACTTTCAGAAACCTTAGCAAGCTGTCCTATAATGCTTTATGAAAAGGATAGTGATGGCAATAGAAAGCAAATAACAGATGCAGCTGAATATGGTGTTCTTCATTATGCGCCAAATGCAGAGATGACGCCGAGTCAGTTTAAGGAATTTGGAATGAGCAATATCAACCTTGGTGGAAATATGATAGCACAAAAGGTTTTTAATATGCATGGAGAGCTTTTAGAGCTTAGACCTATCTCCTGGGAAAGAGTAAGAATTGATATAGATAAAACTACAGGAAGGCTTTTATATTTTATTGATGGAAAGCAGGAGGCAAAAACAAGAGATGAGATACTTCATATACCTGGTTTAACTTTAGATGGTTATGTTGGAATAACACCTTTAACCTATGCTGCTTTAACCATTGATATAGGTTTATCACAGGACAAATTTGAAAGTAACTTTTATCATAATAGAGCCTCAACAAGCGGTATCTTTCAATACCCTAATGAGCTAGGAGATGAAGCTTTTCAAAGACTTAAAAAGGATATAACTAAAAATTATACAGGTCTTTCAAATGCAGGTGTTCCTATGATACTTGAAGGTGGTGGACAGTTTAAGGAAATAACTATGAAACTTACTGATGCTCAGTTTATAGAATCTAAGAGATTTAGAATTGAGGATGTTTGCAGGATGTTTAGAGTGCCACTTCACTTGGTGCAGGATTTAACAAGGGCCACAAACAATAACATAGAGCACCAAAGCTTAGAGTTTATAATGTACACCATGCTACCTTGGTTTAAGAGGTGGGAGGAAAATCTAAATCTACAGCTTTTATCTCCTGAATCAAGAAGAAAAAACAGATACTTTGAATTCAATATAAGTGGACTTTTAAGGGGAGATATCAAATCAAGATATGAGGCGTATGCACAAGGAAGGCAGTGGGGATGGCTTTCTGTTAATGATATTAGAAGGCTTGAAAATATGAACCCTATAGAAAATGGAGACCGATACCTTGAACCTTTAAATATGAGTGAGGCAGGAAAACAGCAGGAACAAATAAAGGCTCTTAGGGAAGAGGTATTTAATTTAATTAATGAAGGGAAGTGATAGAAGTGCCGTTTTGGAATTTCAAAAACAATGAAGAAAATTCAGAGGAGATTGATCTAAGAATTGATGGTGATATTGCCATGGATGATGATTTTTGGTCCATGCTCTTTGGAATAGAGAATGTTACTCCCAAAGGCTTTATGGCAGAACTTACTCAGTATAAAGGAAAAGACATAAATGTTTGGATTAATTCCTATGGAGGAGATGTTTATGCAGCTTCAAGGATTTATACAGCACTAAAAGAACACAAAGGAAAAGTTAAAGTAAAGGTGGATGGAGTAGCAATTTCAGCAGCTTCTGTTATAGCTATGGCAGGGGATGAAATACTTATGTCTCCAACCTCAATTCTTATGATTCATAACCCTTGGGGAAACTTTCAAGGTGAAGCTAAGGATTTAAGACATGGTGCAGATGTACTTGATGAAGTTAAAGAAACCATAATTAATGCATATCAGCTTAAAACAGGTAAATCTAGAGCAAAAATATCACAGATGATGGATGAAGAAACATGGATGAGTGCTAAGAAAGCAGTAAGTGAAGGGTTCGTAGATGGAATACTTTATACACAAGATAAAGAGGAAACTGATACTGAGCTAGTGGAAAACTCCTTTATGTTTAGTAGGTTTGCTATTCAAAACAGTGTAAATAGCAATACAAGACAATTCCTAGAGCAGTATAGTAAAAAGCTCAAAGCTTTAGAACCAGACAATAAAAATATGGAAATATTAAAAGCAAAACTTGCCTTAGAGTGTGAACTTTAGGGCATTTATTATTTTGAAAGGTAGGTAATGTAAATGTCAGAAAAAATGAAAGAACTTTTAGCTAAGTTAAATGAATTAGAAGTACAGTCAAAGAACCTTATAAGTAAAGAGGATGCTACAGCTGATGAAATCAATGCAAAGCTTGCTGAAATAAAGGCTCATAAAGCCAAGATTGAAGCTCAAAAGGAAATTGATGTGCTAGATGCTGAGAAGCAAAAGCAGGCACAAACTCCAGTAAATGAGCCAATATATGCACAACCTAAAAACCATAACGAAAAGAAGTGGAAGGGCATGGGTGAGTTTTTAAGTGCAGTAGCTAAGGCTTCAAGTCCAGGTGGAAGAGTGGATAATAGATTATCCTATCAGAACTCAGCTACAGGACTAAACGAAAGCATTGCATCTGAAGGGGGATTCTTGTTAGAGAATGATTTTATTAATGATCTCTTTGAATCTATGATGACGCAAAGCCAAGTAGCAAATAGGATTAGAATGATTCCAATTGGTGCTAATACCAATAGACTTAGAGCACTTGGTATTGATGAAAACAGCAGAGCTAATGGTTCAAGATGGGGTGGAGTTCAAGCTTACTGGGTAGCTGAAGCTGAGACTGCTGCTCAAAGTAAACCTAAGTTTAAAGAAATCGAAATGTCACTTCAAAAGCTTTTAGCACTTTGCTATGTTACTGATGATCTTCTTCAAGATACAACAGCACTTGAAGCTATTGTGAGGCAAGCTTATGCAGATGAAATGAGCTTTAAGATTGATGATGCCATTATAAATGGTACTGGTGTTGGAATGCCTCTTGGAATACTTAATTCAGATGCTCTTGTAACAGTTCCTAAAGAAACAAGCCAAGCCGCAGGAACTATTAAATATGAAAACATACTTAAAATGTGGAGTTCAATGCCTGCTAGACTTAGAGCAAATGCAGTATGGTATATAAATCAAGAGATAGAGCCACAGCTTTATACTATGGCTCTTAATATTGGAACTGGTGGAGCACCTGTGTTTATGCCATCTGGTGGAGCTGCAACTTCTCAGTATTCAACACTACTTAATAGACCAATTATTCCAATAGAGCAATGCTCTGTACTCGGTAAAAAGGGAGATATAATCTTAGCGGACCCAACTCAGTATATTGGAATAGATAAGAAAGCACCAACTTCAGATGTTTCTATTCATGTAAGATTTTTATATGATGAACAAGTATTTAGGTTCATTTATAAATTCAATGGAATGCCATATAAGAATAAACCAATAATGCCTTATAAGGGGGCAAATCCATTAAGTCCTTTTGTAACTTTAGGGGATAGATAGAAATTGATAAAACATACCACAAATAATTATGGAATTGGTAATGTTTGTGGTATAATTTTCTATAACGAGTTAGAATTATAGAGCAAGTCGGTAAATTATAATTTAACAAGGAGCTTAACTAATGATTAGAGAATTTAGAACAACGGATATTGATAGGATAATGCAACTATGGCTTGATACAAATATTTTGGCACATAATTTTATTTATAGTAAATATTGGAAAGATAATTTTGGAGCAGTTAAGGAAATGATGCCTAAAGCAAGAATCTATGTATATGAGAAGAATGGCGAGGTACAGGCATTTATTGGTTTAATGGAAGGTTTTGTAGCAGGAATATTTGTGTCAAGTGATTTCCAGTCAAAAGGAATTGGAAAACTATTGCTTGATTATTCAAAATGTAAGAACAATGAATTGTCTTTATGTGTTTATAAGAAGAACGAGGGTGCATTACGATTTTATTTAAGAGAAGGTTTTACAATTTCTACAGAGCAAGTAGATGAAAATACTGGGGAAATAGAGTTTGTTATGAAATGGAAAAGTTGAGCAAAATGAGAAACTTACAAATTCCAATTTGTCAGATACTTTCTTAAGTTAAGACTATACTAAAAAATAGGAGGATAATGAAAATGAAAATAAAAAAACTGGCGATAATTAGCCTTTGCGTGGCTCTGCTCATAACAATATTTACTGGGTGTAGCTCCACGCCGACAAGCACTGGCAATGTTAGTAATACCATTAAAAAGCAAATACCTGACTTGACGGGTGAATGGAAACAAGAAAATAGCAAATCTGCTGACTCTTATCAAGCTGCAACAATAAGTGGTGATACGATTACAATTTACTGGGTAAGTGATAAGGGCGATACAAAATCACTTTATTGGGCTGGTTCTTTTGTCGCTCCAACAACTGCTGACGAACCTTATTCATGGACTTCAAAAAATGACCATAGTAAAACTGAAAGCGCTTTACTTGCTTCGAGTGATGATACTAAAACTATGAAATACCAAAATGGAGTATTAAGCTATGAAGCTTCCGCTATGGGCACGACTACAACGGTTAAACTTAAAAAGCAATAATAATGACAACCAAAAGAGCGGAGGGCTTTCGTGAAAAACTACAGTTAAATTCCAATTTGAGAAAGGTAAGATGTTGATATGAAAGATGAATTAGAGCAAATTGTCCTTGAAAAATTAAACAAAGGTTTGTTGGATGGTCTAGTAGGAGATGATTTTGTAACAGGAGACTATGCAAAAGTAACTTTCCGTAAAATTATAAAGGATGGGATACCACAAATTCTCCGCTTCGGGGCAGAGAGTAAATATTTTGATAACAAGGAAAATATACGGTTACCTGGAAAAGAGTCGGTGCAACTACTTGAAACAATAGCAGAAAAGATAGAGTTTCTAAAGAAATTTGGATGGCTGATTAATGACCCAGATGTTAAAGCATATAGTGCTTTATTTAAACCAAAGAAAAAATAAAAAGCACATCTTCAATGAGATATTGCATAACAACTTCAATTAATCAGTAAACTCCAATTTGTAGATTAGATTTATCATAAATTATAGTAGTGTTAATTGAATCATGATGTAACAATTTTAAAATAACACAAAAGTACAATATAGACTTGCAAATGCAGGTCTTTTTCTTTTACTTAAATTCAAAATTAAAAGGAGGATTTAACCATGAATTTAGTCGAAAAATATAAGATAGTTCAGGCATTAGAACCCAAAACTACTAATGCTGCAATAACAGGTGATTATGTAAGTTTAAAAAATGTAATTACAGGTACAGTTGTTGTAAATTTAACTCAAGAAGTAGGACATGCAACACAGATTTCTCTCTATCAGGCAAAGGATGTTTCAGGAACTGGGGCAAAGCCATTAACAAATAGCGTTCCAGTATGGGCTAACGAGGATGTGTCCTTAGGGGATTCACTTATAAGGCAAAACGATGGGGTAAGCTACACCGTAGCAAATACTGCAAAGAATAAACAGGTGGTATTTCATATAGATCCTGCAAGGCTTGATGTAAATGATGGCTTCACTTGTTTAAATGTAAGAATTGGGGCAAGTACTCAGGTTACTAATTTTGCTTGTGCAGAGTTTATTTTGGACAGTAAATATGCTGGAGATGTTCCTTCATCTGTAGTTGTTGATTAATACAAGGGGCCTTTTGGGTCCTTTCTTTTGAGGTGATAAAAATGGCAATAAAAATAATAACTCAACCAATAGTTGAACCGATAACCTTAGAGGAAGCAAAGCATCATTTAAGAGTAGACGGAAGTGATGATGATTTACTTATATCAAGTCTTATAAAACAAGCAAGGGAATGGTGTGAAGATTATCAAAATAGAAAATATATAACTCAGACATTAGAGCTTGTTTTGGATACTTTCCCTAATGGTAATGCTATAGTTTTTAATAGCTGCTCACCGGTACAAAAGGTGGAAAGTATAAAATATTATGATGATAATAGACAGGAGTATTTATTTGATGAAAGTAATTACATTGCTGATTTAGATGGCTTTGTAAATAGAGTTGTTTTGAATAGAGGAAAGCACTGGCCTGTAGTTGAACTTCAATTAGTAAATGCTGTAAGGGCAAGAATAGTTGCAGGGTATGGAGATATTGGTGATAAAGTTCCAGAAACAATTAAGTGGGCAATCATTCTGCAAATGAAGTTACTTTATGATGACTATAGACCAGAGGAAAAAGCAAAGCTTGAAGAAGCAAGAAACTCACTTCTTTCTATGAATAGGGTGATACCGATATGATAAAGAATATTGATAATCATTGAATAACTTGTAAAAATATAGTATTATTGAGATAAATAACACTATTTGCGCGGGGGATGAAAGGTCATGGATATAAATTTTGATAATATCAAAGAAAAACTTGGGCGTAAGGCTAAGGAGTACTCAAAAGATAAGAAGAAAGCTAAGAAGCTACTAGATGAAGCTGTTAAGAAAGCAAATAAAAAGGGACCTTTGGAAGAAATATGGGAAAATGTTCAATTGTTGTTTGGACTTATAAGAGATTGGATATCTGGTGATTATAAAGATATTCCAGTAGGTTCAATTATAGTCATTATAATTGGATTATTGTATTTTGTTTCTCCTGTAGATATTATTCCTGATTTTTTACCTGGTGGGCTTGTTGATGATGCTTTAGTACTAGGACTAGTAATTAAACAAGTTAAAAGTGATTTAGATAAATATAAAGACTGGCTTGATGAAGATAAATCATATGAAATTTAAACTTAATATTACACATATTGTTATTGAAATGATAAAAACTGTGGTTTTGATTACTACAGTTTTTTGTTTTACGGTGGTGATACCAGTATGAAGTCAGAGGAATTAAAAAATAGGATTACACTTCAAGGCTTAGAAACTATAACAAATGAGAATGGCTTTGAAGTTGAAACCTGGGGTGATTTTAAGGATTTATGGGCAAAAGTTGAAAATCTTCATGGTAGAGAGTACTTCGAAGCTGCAGCTGTTCAGGCAGAAAATACTGTTAAGTTTACTATAAGATACACAGAGGAAATTGACACTTCTATGAGAATTCTTTTTAAGGGAAATCAGTACAACATAAATTCTATAGATAACATCAAATATAGAAATAAGTTTATAGAAATCAAGGGCATGGAGGTTGAGAATAGTGGCTAATATAGAACTTACTGGTGTTGACGAAATACTAAACAAGCTTCAACAGATAGGTGCAAACTTAGGAAAACTTGAAAACAAAGCACTAAAAAATGCTGCAGAGCCTGTACTTGAGGATGCAAAAGCAACAAATGCCTTTAAAAATAGAAGTGGTAAGCTGAGAAAAGGTCTTAAGATAACTAATGTAAAAAAGAAAGATGGAATGAAATATATCCTTGTAGGTGTAGATAGAGGAGATAACTCAGCAGTGTTTTATGGGAAATTTATTGAATTCGGGACATCTAAAATGCCTGCAAGACCCTTTCTGCAGCCAGCTTATGAGAAAAATAAGAACAACATAAAAAGAACTATAGCTGAAACTTTGAAGGAGGGCCTCAAGTGATAAATAAGTTAGTAATTGAAGCTTTGAAATCTCTCAATGTACCAGTTTCATTTCAAAGATACAATGGAAAACAAAGTATCTATATAACCTTCTTTAACTACTTAGAGAAAGGTGAGCAGTATGCTGATAATGAAGAAAAGGCTACAGGTTACTATATTCAGATAGATGTATGGAGTAAAAATGATTATACAGAGCTTATAGAAAATGTGAAAAATGCTATGGAGGCCGCAGGGTTTATAAGAACTTCTGCGGCTGATTTATTTGAAAGTGATACAAAGATATATCATAAAGCAATTAGATTTTTTTATTTAAATTAGAAGAATGGGGGTAATAATCTATGCCACAAATAGTAAATAGTGCTCCTATAGGAGTAGAGAATTTGGTTTATGCGGTTTTAACAGATGAAGCAACAATAACTTATGGTACACCAGAATTAATTTCACCAGCAATAAATGTAAAAATAAGTCCTAAGAGTAATTCAGATACTCTCTATGCTGATAATAGAGCAGTAGAAACGGTATCCAGTATGGGTGAAGTAGATGTGGAAATTGAAATTCAGGATTTACCTTTAGAAGTTCAGGCAATTTTACTTGGACATACTCTAGATGCTACAAGTAAGGTGATGAGTTATGAAGCTGATGATATTGCTCCATATATAGCTATTGGCTTTAAGATAAAGAAGGCTAATGGAAAGTACAGATATGTTTGGCTTCTTAAGGGTAAATTTAGTGAACCAGAAGAAGAACACTCAACACAGGAAGACAAAACTAAATTCCAGACACCAAAACTTAAAGGTACATTTCTTACAAGAGCAGATGGAAAATGGAAGTACACTGCTGATGAAGATAGTGGATTTGCAGGTGGAACTACTTGGTTTACCAATGTATATGCTCCAGTAGCTTAACATTAAGGATGGGAGGTATAGAATTTGGAATTAATATTGAATGACAAGACTTATGTAATGCCTAAGGTGAAAACAAGAATGCTTAGAAAAGCAATAGAGGTAAATGAAAATGTAGACTTCAATAATTTAAAAACAAAGGATTTAGATGGCTTAGTTGATTTTGTAGTAGAGCTTTATGGTAATAAATTCAGCAGAGATGATTTTTATGATGGGCTTGATGCAGATAAGCTTATAGAAACTCTTAATGACAGCATAAATGGAATAGTAGGAACTATGGGAAGTAAATTGGAGGAATTCCCAAACAAGTAAGCGGAGATAGTGATAAAAAGCTATCTCCGCTTGATTTTATAAAAGAAATTTATTCTCAGCTTTTAGAGCAGAGTTGGACATTAAATGATATTGACGAGATGGATATATTTTATTATTTCGATATTTTAATTTACAGAGCTAACAAGGAATACAGGCAGAACTTAAATTCTGTTTTAAATATTTTGTAGAGGTGGTGAGAGAGTGGCAGAAGAACTTGGAAGTTTAGCTGTGAAAATAGGCTTAGATTCCAGTGGTTTTCAAAATGGTATAAGTAGTATAAATAGAAATCTTAAAGTTCTTGATAGTGAGTTTAAAGCCAATACTGCAGCATTAGGAGAAAATGCAAAGGGAATAGAGGGACTTAAATTAAAATCAGAAAGCCTTGCTAAACAATTGGAACTACAGAAACAAAAAGTAAGTACATTAGAACAGGCTTATACTAAGAGTGCTGAAACAAAAGGAAAAGACAGCAAAGCTACTCAAGAACTTGAAATAAAACTTAATAAAGCAAAACAGACTCTCTCACAAATGGAGAATGAACTTTCAAAGGCCAACAAAGAAATAGAAGTTCAAAGCAATAAGTGGACTACTTTAGGTAAAAGTTTAGGCAGTATAGGAAGTAAAATGAAATCTGTTGGTGAAGGGTTAGGCAATGTAGGATCTAAGCTTTCATTAGCACTAACAGCTCCATTAGTTGCAGCAGGAACTGCTAGTGTAAAGTTAGCTTCAGATACAAGCGAAAGTATGAACAAAGTTGAGGTTGCTTTTGGAAGTGTCAATCAAAAAGTAAAAGATTGGTCAGATACTACTCTTAAAAGTTATGGTATCGCAAAAGGAACGGCTTTAGATATGTCAGCTCTTTATGGTGACATGGCAACAAGCATGGGGCTAAATCAAGAAGAAGCAGCAAAAATGTCTATGTCCTTGGTCGGATTAGCTGGGGATTTATCAAGTTTTAAAAACATTGATATAAAACAAGCTGAAGAAGCATTAAATGGTATATTTACTGGTGAAACAGAAAGCTTAAAAATGTTAGGTGTAGTAATGACAGATACTAATTTGCAGCAGTATGCCTATTCAAAAGGAATACAAAAGAAAACTCAAGATATGACTGAAGCAGAAAAGGTCCAGCTTAGATATAACTATATTCTAGAAAAAACAAAAAATGCTCACGGAGATTTTGAACGCACAGGTGCAGGTACAGCTAATCAGATGAGAGTGTTTCAGGAAAGCTTAAAAGAACTTGGTGCTACAATGGGGCAAAATATATTACCTATAATAACTCCTATAATTACTAAGTTAAATGAATGGATTCAAGCTTTTGCAAAGTTAGATCAAAGTACACAAAAGACGATACTTGTTGTAGGTGCTATAATTGCAGCGGTTGAGCCTGTTTTAGTTGGACTGGCTAGTGTAATAAATGCTGTTGGCAATTTATCTAGTGCCTTTAGTAAGGTGTCAACTGCTATTGGTAAATTAGGTGGTATGTCTAAAGTTTTAGGAATGGTGTTCAATCCTTGGGTTATTGGGATTGGATTGGCTATAGTTGCTGGAGTGCTAATATATCAGCACTGGGACACTATAAAGGCTAAGGCTTCGGAACTATGGAATTCTGTTACAACTGTATTTAATAATATTAAAACATCTATATCTGATGCTTGGGAAAATGTAAAAACTACAACATTAACTGCTTGGGAAAACTTAAAAAATACTATAAGTAATGGCCTTAATAGTATAAAGAATTTCTTGGGCCCAGCATTGAATTTTTATAAAACAATATTTCAAAATACTTGGGATATTATAAAAAACATTGTTTTAGGTGCGGTACTTATAATTCTTGATATAGTCACAGGAAACTTTACTAAGTTAAAATCAGACATAGAAAACATATGGAATAATATAAAAACAGCTTTAACAAATATATGGGAGGCTATAAAAAATACAGCTGTAAGTGCTTGGACTAAACTAAAGGAAACTATAATAAATCTTTGCAACAATATAAAAGAAACAGTACTTAATATATGGAATTCTATTTTAATCTGGTTTTCTCAATTGCCTTCAAGACTATATAACTATGGCTCGCAGATGTTTACCAGGATGAAAGATGGAGTAAACAGCACTATAGGAAATGTAAGAAGTTCTATAGAAAATGGTATTAATAATGCATTAAGCTATTTAGCAAGTTTACCATCTAAGGCTTGGAGCTATGGAGTAGATTTTGTTCAAGGAATTGTCAATGGTATTAGATCTTCTATAGGTAAGGTTGAAGATGCAGTAAGTGCATTAGCTAGTAAGATAAGAAGTTATCTACATTTTTCTGTTCCAGATGAAGGACCACTTACTGATTACGAGACTTGGATGCCAGATTTTATGTCAGGGTTAGCTGATGGGATAAATAAAAATAAGCATGCTGTGTCTGAAGCTATAAAAGGCTTGGCTTTAGATATGAAAATTAATACTAAGATAGGAGAAATGGCACTACCAGTTACTGATACATTAAGACAAGATAAGAACTTAGACAATAAAAACAGTTTTACTCTGCATATAGAGAATTTCATAAATAACACAGACAAGGATATAGAACAATTAGCTTATGAATTAGAATTTTACAGGCAGAGAATTGCCATGGGGAAGGGAGGAGTTTAAGATGCTTAGTTTTAATTTTGGTGGTAAGAATAGTTATGATGACTTTGGAATTTTAATATCTGAAAGACCAACCCTTCTTTCTCCTAAACGCAGAATAAATATAATAAATATTCCCGGAAGAGACTCCAATTTAAGGTTTGATGAAAAAACTTATGAGGATATAACAATAACTGTTGAATGCTCAGTAAAGGACAATTCAAGTCTTGCAAATAAGATTGATAACATAAAGGCGTGGTTCTTTACAGCAGGTGAAAGTGATCTGATATTTAGTTTTCAAGATGATAAAAAATATATTGCTCAAGTCGTAAATGCCATAGACTTTAAACAAACTTATAAAATTTTTAGTGAATTTCCAATAATATTTAACTGCAGACCTTTTAAGTATGCAGTAGAAAATAATATAGTAACAATAAATACTTCTGGTACAGTTACAACTAATCCAGGAACCATTGATAGTGAGCCTATTATAAGCATTTATGGTGCTGGTGATATAGTTTTTAAAATAAATGGACAGCAGATAAGTCTTAAAGGTATATCTGAAAAAATTATAATTAATTCAGTTATACAGGATTGCTATGATGATGCAGGAAACAATTTAAATGGAAAAATGACAGGAGAGTTTCTAAAACTAAAACCAGGTGAAAATGTTATAGAGTGGAGTGGAAATGTTAATAAAGTGGAGCTTTTACCAAACTGGCGGTGGTTATAATGATATGTATTTATGATAAGAAAACTACTAAAGGGAATTTTGAAAGTAATGGTCTTGGAGTGTTAAGTGAAGCTTTAAGTTGCATTATTAATGAAGAGTTAAATGGAGATTATTCATTAGAGCTAGAGTATCCTGCTAATTCTAAGAAATCAAAGTACCTTGAAGAGTGGAATATTATTAAAGCAGATGGACAACTTTTTAGGATATATAAAGTAGAGAAAAATAGTGATGGGAGAAATATTACTAAGGTATGGGCAAAGCACATCTTCTATGATCTTTCCTATTACTTTATAGAAAATATGAAAGCTGAAAATTGTAGTGTAAAAACCGCATTGGAGAAATCTTTAGTAGGTGAGTTAATTGCTGTATATACAGTAGACAGTGATATTATAACTGCAAATTCAATCAGTGTGGTAGAGAAAAATCCTGTAGAAGCTATATTTTCTATTATTGATATATGGGAATGTGGTGAACTTAAAAGAGATAACTTTGATATAAGGATACTTAATTCTATGGGAGAAGATGCAGGAGTTTTAATTGCCCAGGGTAAAAATATAGTTGGTTTAAAGTTTAATGTAGATACCACTAGTGTTGTAACAAAGCTTTATCCTGTAGGAAAGGATGGTATTAAGCTTACTGAAAAATATATTAATGTACCTAATTGGGATAGTGAAAAGTATCCTCCCTTTCCTATTATAAAAAATAGTCGCTTGCGGAATTCCGCAAGCGTTGATTCGCCTAACTTTTTAGCCGTTAGGCTTTTATATTTTCCTCCACCATGAGATAATATTTGTAACCACACAAAATAACAAATCACAGAAGAGGAGAATAAACATGTTTTGTGTTAATAAAACTAAACAACTTAATATTTTTGAACAGAAATCTGAATTAGAACACATGATTACTAAACAACCCGTAGGGTTCATTAAATTACTTGCTGAAAATTTTGATATTACTACCTTTATTCCTAATTCATTTAAAGAACATTATTATGCTGATTTAGGAAAAAATAGAGATTATGAGCTTTCTTCTATATTATCAGCTTTGTTAATCATGCAAATATTTCATATTCCTACTACTGCCTTACTAACAATTTTTCTTGTGTTTTCTACCGAAATAAGAGAATTTTGCGGATTTTATAAATCTATACCTGATGAATCTTTTTTCAGTAGATTTAAAACTGATTTTCAAACTGACATTGCTAATTTATTTGATTCTATGGCTCTTAAAGCTATTGATATTTGTGAAGACATCAATAATAATCTTCCAGATAATTCACCTGACAAAGATCTTAATTCTATGCTTATATACGATACTTCTGGATTAAAGCCAAGAGTGAAAGAAAATAACCCCAAAACTCTTGTAGCTGAAATTAATAGACAAAAATCATATGCTAAAGCTACAAATAAAGAAAACTTTAACCCTTATGCTGCCGCATATAAGAATATGCCTAAATTTGCATATGCTAATTCTAATATCAAGCTAGATTTTGTTAATGGACATTTTGGTTATTTCTATAAATTTGGTATTTTAACTAATGGTTTGGGCATTCCTTTAAGTATAAAATTCTTTGATGAAGATTTTTATGAATCTATGGATAAAAAAGAATTTGATACACCAGAAGAACAAAAATATTTCTATGATAATGCCTCATTGAAACCAGTTATTATGCCATTTTTGCAAAATCTAAAAACAAACTCTGATTTCAGATTTAAAACTTTTTTGGGTGATTCAGAATTCGATAGTTATGATAACTTTGGATTACTTCAACATTTAGGATTTAAAAAAGTATTTATTCCTCTTAACCCACGTAATCAAACCAATAACAAAGTTAGAGGTTTAGAATATAATACTGAAGGAATTCCTCTTTGCCCATTAACTAACGAAGAATTTAAATCTGAAGGTCTTTGTAAAGGTAAAAATAGAAGTTTAAGATTTAAATTTACTTGCCCAAAATCTTTTAGGGATAAAAAAGGTAAATGCTATCATACATGCGAAAATCCCTGTACAGATGCAAAAAGTGGTCGTATGACATATGTTTATCCTGATAAAGATTTTAGACTTTATCCTGGTGTTCAAAGGAATTCTTCAGAATGGGATGAAACATACCCTATTCGTGCAAGTATTGAAAGATCTATAGCTTCTTTTAAATCCAATCCATGCATTGAACACCCAAGAACAGTAAATACCACTACTATGCGTTCTGACCTATACTTAACTGCTATTTCTAAACTCATAAATGTAATACTGGCTTACGCCATAAATAAACCTGAATATATTAGAAGCATAAATAAACTTCTTAAAATAGCTGCTTAATTAACATATCCACAATTTAATATCGAGTCACCATGCTACGCATGCCTTTTTACCAAAAGGCTTTTTGTTGTGCTCTATTTTTTCAGATTTTAAAGCAAAATTCCAAAAGTTATCCACATTTTTTAATTCTCAATTCTGCAATCATCTACTATTATAAAAAAGGTAGAGTTTAAAGATGCTGAAGATGAGGTTACTTTAAGATTACTAGCTCAAGAATCAGCAAATGTAATAGGTTTAAGTAAAGTAAGCATTGACGTGGATTTCATCGAACTCAGTAAAACAAAGGAGTATGAAAACTATAAGCATCTTCAAAAAGTTAACGTAGGAGATTTGGTTATAGTAAGACATAAGGATTTTGAGATAGATGTAAAAGTACCTGTGCTTAAAATAAAGAAGGATGTTTTAACTGGAGTAAATGTAAAAGTTGAACTAGGGCAACCAAGAGACAGTATATTAAATCAATTGGATATGGGAATTATTAAAACTACCATAGATGAACTAGGAAACAAAGTAGCTGGATCTTTAACTTCTATGCTTTATTATGCAAATCCAGTGGCTTTAACTGTAGGTACAACAGCTATTGAACCAATATATCTTGGAGTCACTGCAGTGGCATCCACTAATCTTTCTATGAATTTTTCTATGTATTGCGCTGCTAGTACAGCCTGCACATTAACAATTCAAATTCAGTTAGACAATAAAGATATTCCGTTTGCTCCAAAACAAAAGCTCCAGCAGGGAGATAATGTTATAGGTATCCCCCTTGGCATACCACAGGTTAGTAAAGGAGCACACTACGTAGCTGTTTTTTTAAAAGTGGATACTGGGACAGTAACTATACCAATGTTTAATCTTCAATGCATGATTGATGGAAGAAATCTTCAAGGTGGGCTAAGTGCAGAACCACCTCATGCAGAATGTTCAGAGAAACAAAGCTTTGTTAATATAAGTGAATTGTATTTAAGTAAAACAAATGGTAACTATATTAGTTCTGAATTACAAAATCCTGCTACCTCAATATTAAGTGCTCATCAAACAGCAGATATATCAGCAATTACTAGTGGAAAGCAAATGAGTACAAACTATGCAGTTTCAATTAAAAAATATGGTGAAATTTTATATCTTACTTCTGAGTATATGTACAAATATTTAATTGATGAGAATCTATTGATACTAGACAATAGTGGGCTTTATTTTAAAACAGGCTATGAAGGAACAGCAGTTGATGAGCCTATAGACATAGGCAAAATGTATAGTTTTGAACTTTTAGATATTAATAGCTTTGCAAGTATTGAAAAACTGGAGGTAAAGTAGAATGGGTGTATATAGTTCTAATATAATTGCACCAAAAGGAAATAGTGGTATGACCTTATTAAGTTCCCATAATGATGATTCTACAGTTAAGTTACCAGACATAGGCTTTGATTTTTTCTATAATGATGTAAACTGCAGAACTACTATTAATATCAATGGTAATTCGTGGATTGGTTTTACTGGAGCAACAGAGCAGCTTAAAGTAAACAGAAGGGATGCTGGAGCAGATAATATTTATTATGCTGCTGAAACTGTAAATGGTAAGCCTACCTTTAGAATCAGATGGGAGGGACATCAAAGTTACAGTACATGGGGAACTCTTAATTTAGTATGGGAACTTATATTATTTGATGATAGTGCAATGATACTTATAATTGAGAAGATACCTAACACTGGAACAAATTCTTTTGTAAACCCTGAACTAGGAACTACTACATTAACCCTTGAAAGCAGTAGATCTTATGCTTTCATACCACAGGCAGCTCAAGGAAAATCATATATAATTCAAGAAGGTTCATATATTCAAACAGATATAAAATACCTTATGGTAGATGGAAACGATGTTAAGAACTGGGATTCGGTATCTTTAAGTTATGTTAAAGTTTCAGAATTACCACTGACTGCAGAAAAGTTCCAAACTTATGGTGATGATACATACCATAAAGAAAGAACAGGACTTATATCTACTTCTCCAGTATTAAAAATATGGTCACCTCTAGCTGAGATGATAGCACCACAGATAACTCAAACAATTAAACCAAAACCTATAATTGTAAATATGAAGGAAGATATTTTATTTAGTGAGGCATATATAATAGATATAATCAATGCAGCAGTAACTTTAGATAACGCTGGCAGTGGAGTTATAACCTTTATAGTAAGTACAGATAGTGGAGTTACGTGGAAAGCTTGGAATGGAAGTTCATGGGTATTAGTAGATATAACAAATATGCAAGATGTAAAAACAAAAGGGATGCCTGTTGCTATTCTTCAAGGAATTACTGAAGCACAATGGACATCCATTGGACTTTCAAATAAAAAGATGAGATTTGCATGGTATATGGAAGTTACATCAAGTTCAGATATTTTAAAACTAAAACAAATTAGGGTTAACTACAATACAGTGTAGGTATAGAGTATATTTTATCTTTAAAATGATTGAGCAAATTAACATAATCTCCTTAAATTTCATGTTATACTAGAATTAGTTGAGACACAGTTGTAAGATATTACGTGAATATAACACTTTGGGAACTGAGTTCCCCAAATACTTGATGTTTCATAACAAAATAATTGAAAAATAGGGGATACATAAATGATAAGAGATGAACAATATTTTATAGATGAATTAAAAAAAAATGATTCCTATGAGATTTTTATGGCTATTGCAAAATGTAGTGCAGAGTATTCAGAAAAACATAGATGGGTTAACGTTAGTGAAGTGGATATCCAAACGGTCTATAAAGCCATTGAAAAAAATAATATATTAAAAAGTAAAAAACTCATAGAAAATAATATAAACTGGCTTGTAAGCTTAGGATTAATAGAATATGTAACTGAAGATAAGAATCCTTACAAAAACAATGCAACAGAGGACGAAGATTTTAATAGAAGTTCATTCTATACACAAAAGGAAATTAATATAGAAAGTAGTAAAATTAAATTAACAACTCATATGCAGGTATCTGGAAGTAATGTATACCGTAAGATATGTTTAGATGAAGAAGAAACGAAATCACTTGAAGAATCTGCGAATGCTCTTAGGAGTGGTTTTGAAGAGGCATTTAATGAATTTTTTGCCCCACACCAAGAAGAGATAAATAATATGCAAACGCAATTTACAAGTAAGATGCAGAAGGCTGAAAAAACTTATGAAAATATACAAAAAAATCTTGATGATAATATTATAAAAAATATTCAAGTATTATCAGTATTTGCAGGTATAATTGCAATATTGTTTTCAAATATTATTGCAATTAAAGAATTGGCAACTAACGGAATTAAGACCATTGTTATATTAAATTTATCTATTATTAGTGCTTTATTTTTTATGTTAGTTTTAACTAGGTTGGTTATCATAAATAGAGATAAAAAGAGTATGTATATCTGTATAATTCTTTTTGTACTAATATTCATAGTGTTATTTATACTTATAAGATAAATTTTAATAAAAATTATTTTATTCTTCGCAATATTGATTATACGGCAGAAGGTCTTTACCTAACATGGTAGAGGCTTTTTTTATATTAAAAATAAATGGAGGGGAGGAACAGAGAATGGCTTTTAAAGAAAGTTTAGCCTACAGCAAAGATTTAATAAAAGGTACTAAAATTGAAGTGTTAAAGAAAAAACTAATAATGCCCTTTACAGGAACTGCTACAGTTAAGTTATATGATTCACTTACAGGAAAGCAGACATATGAGGCGAAAAGTGAAAATAGGATATCAGCGGCATTTGGAAACATAGCTTATCTTGATGGATTTTATTATCCAATGCTTGATAATACGCAGAAGAGCCTACTCCAAGATATTTATTACACTTATCCATTTAGAGTAATGGCTTTAACAACAGGAGATATACCAGAAGATCCTTATGATTATTGGACTTGGGGGGATATTATAGGTTATGCAGATGGGTGGTACACTTATAGCGGTAGTGACATTTTAAAGGGGACTGTTAACAAAGGGGAATGGACAAGGTCTACTGGATTAAAGCACTTTGTAATTGATTTTCCTACCCATGCAGCAAACGGAACTTTCAAAAGCATATATTGGACTGGAGGAGCAAGTAGTCTTAGTGAAGCTCAGCCGCCTGTAATAAATAAGGTATACTTAAAAAACAGTATAGTTGTAGGTACATCTTCGGCTAATCTATCAAGTTGCAATTTATGTGTAGATGAAACAAACTTGTATTATTTAACTCCAGGCAACAAAACTATTATAGTTTATGACAAAGTAACTGAGCAGAGAAAAAGTGATATAACCTTAAGTGTAGCAACAAAAGCAATAGCTTATGATGGTACAAACTTTTGGCTCCTTATTAGCGATGGGTCATTTAAAAAGACAGATAAAAGTTTCAATGTTATTGCATCCTATAACAAAAGTGCAGTACTTCCTGGAGATTTAGTTTCTAGTGTAGATTACTCGGATATAGCTGTAACAGCTAATTATATATTTATATCATATAATGGATGTACTGATACCTCAGGTTCAAGCTCTAAATATAAAAACTGCATAGCTAAATATAATAAAGATGGGACGTTTGTAAGTAAAGCTGATGTTTATTCTGGAACATCTTATAGAGGATATATAACTGAAATACCTAATAATAAATTATGGGTAATGATATATGGTAGTAGATGTGTTCAAGTAAATGAAGATCTAAGCATTTATGGAAGTACTGATTTAACTTCCTGTTACTATTACAGTATTTGTTGGGATAAAGCAAGACAAACACTTTTTGCTTATAGTTCAATGAATTATGGTTCTATTTCTGAATATTATGTAGTTCCAGCAGCTGCTCATACACGCCTTCCAGAACCGGTAACAAAAACTCCAACAAACACTATGAAAATTCAGTATGATTTTAACTGTGAATATGTTAATCCACTAGATATGCCACCACATTAATAAAAATGTAGAAAGAGGAGAGATGTAAAGTGAAAAACACATTTAATTTTATTCAAGCAATATTTGCTGCTATTGGTGGCTATATTGGTTGGTTTTTGGGAGGAGTTGATGGCTTTATGTATGTACTGATTACCTTTGTTATCATTGACTATATAACAGGCTTAATGGTAGCTGTGCTAGAAAGAAAGCTATCAAGTGAGGTAGGGTTTAGAGGGATTTTTAAGAAGGTTTTAATTTTTACCTTTGTAGGCATAGGAAATATAATAGATGTTCACTTGATTGGAAACGGTAGTGCAATTCGTACTGCTGTTATTTTTTTCTACGTGCGCCCAGATAGGGCATTGTTAATAGCGAATTAGGATTCGCCTCTCATAATTACGAGAGAGCCAACCTGTCTAACCGAAAGGCGAAAGCTGATACGGGAACAAAGCACGACAGGAAAGCGGAAAAGTTACCTAAAGGCTAAAGGGTACTACTGAACCGCAATGGCAAAAGGATATGAGGTTTAACCTATGTTTGGTGAATGTGAGTTTCGAGTGTCCGTTAAAATAGGAGCAAAGAAATTAGCCTGAAACTTTGTGTATGATAGGTCAATAAATATGTAGAAGTTATTGACGTAATTACAAATACCATGCCACAAGCTAGAGAACTAGTGTTAAAGAAACAAAAGCAAAACCGACAATCCTACAACCAAGTAACAATGTTAACTGGGGATAACCTAAATAGGAATGCCAAAAGGCTATAACTTATGGGTTTGAATATCCTACAAGGTTACGGAGTTTCCGTAGTAGTTTGAGGTGGATAATGACCACTACATGGCGAAGGGAAACAGTTTATGCAAATCTAAAAGGAATAGATGAAAGGGAGGAGAAACCTCAAATGAAACCAACATCAGTAATTTTAGAACGAATTTCAAAGAGTTCAAAAGAACATAATGATGGAGTATTTACAAGGTTGTATCGATATCTGCTTAGAGAGGATATTTACATGAATGCCTATAAAAATCTTTATGCAAATAACGGTGCTGCAACTAAAGGAATTGATAATGATACTGCTGATGGATTTAGCCTTGAATATATAAGGAAAATAATAAATGACCTTAAAAATCAAACTTATGAACCTAAACCAGTGAGAAGGACATACATACCAAAAAGAAATGGTAAAATGCGACCACTTGGTATTCCTTCATTTCGTGATAAATTAGTACAAGAAGTTATTAGGCAAATATTAGAACCAATTTATGAACCTGTATTTAGGAATAATTCACATGGTTTTAGACCCAATAGAAGTTGCCATACTGCATTTTCACAAATATCAAAAGATTTTCGTAGTACAAAATGGTTTATAGAAGGGGATATAAAAGGGTGCTTTGATAACATTGCGCATAAAAAGTTGTTAGAAATACTTGCTTATAAAATTAAGGATTCAAAGTTTATAAACTTAATCGGAAAATTTCTTGAAGCGGGATATCTTGAACAATGGAAATATCATAACACCTACAGCGGTGCGCCACAAGGTGGAATTTTAAGTCCTATTCTAGCAAATATTTACTTGCATGAATTTGACTGCAAAATCGGTGAATTAAAGAAAAATTTTGATAAACCATCTAAACAAAAATGTACTACAGTTTATGGAAGTATTACAGGAAAAATTAATCGTCTAAAGAAAAAGATTAATGATAATCCTAATAGTCCATATAGAGAGGAATGGATTGATACTGTCAAAGAAATGCAAAAAAGACAACGTACATTACCATATAAAGACAATACGGATAAAAAGTTGGTTTATATAAGATACGCTGATGATTTTCTTATTGGAATAAGTGGAACGAAAGAAGAAGCTATATGGTTTAAGCAAAATATTAAAGAATGGCTTAGTGAAAATTTGGCGTTAGAATTATCAGATGAAAAAACAAAAATAACCCATAGTTCAGAAACTGCAGGGTTTTTAGGATATGATATATCCATAAGACGAAATCAACAAGTAAAACGTAAAGCTAATGGTGTTGTGCAAAGAACATTAAATAATTCTGTAGAACTTACAATACCTCTTAAAGACAAGGTTGAAGCATTTCTATTTGATAAAAGGGCAATATATGTTGATGTAACAGGAGAGTTAAAGCCGAGAGCAGTTCATAATCTTTTACATTTAACAGATTTAGAAATTTTAGATACTTATAATTCTCAAACAAGAGGAATTTGTAACTATTATAGTCTAGCTAGTAACTTCAATAAATTAAACTATTTTGTATATCTTATGGAATATAGTTGCTTAAAAACACTTGCTTGTAAACATAAAAGTAGTGTTTACAAGGTTATAGATAAGTATCGTTATGGTAAAATATGGGGTATAACTTATCCAACTAAAAAAGGTATGAGAACTATGGAAATAGTTAAATTTAAAGATTGCAAAAAACTTAATAGTTTTAAAAGTGAAATGATTGCAGATATAGATTCAATAAAAACTAAATATCATAACACAAATGTTAATACGTTAGATAATAGATTAAGAACAGAAAAATGCGAATTATGTGGCAAAACTGGTTTTGGTAAATATGAAATACACCATATAAACAAGGTGAAAAATTTAAAAGGTAAATTCCATTGGGAAAGGATAATGATTGCAAGACGTCGCAAGACACTTGTGGTATGTAAAGAATGTCATATAAAAATCCATCAACAAAATAAAAATTGAAATTCGTCATATAAGCATAAATGGAGAGCCGTATACATTGAGAGGTGTAAGTACGGTTCGGGGAGGGGACTGTGCAAACCTATCACAGAAATGCGACAAGGCGGTACTTTCCTACTCTACGTTTCTAATGAAGGAATAAGTATTATTGAAAATTCAGCTAAGATAGGATTACCAATACCACAAAAATTAAAAGATATTTTAGAGCAGTTAAATAAGGAGGAGAAGAGTAATGGCTAGATTATGTTTTGATTATGGACATGGTGGAGAAGACAGCGGTGCTTGTTATAATGGTAGAAATGAAAGCAATGATGTTCTAAGCATAGGCAGAGCCGTAGCAGCAGAGGTAAGAAGGCATGGAGATACAGTTGATGAAACAAGAACGACCGATGCTACAGTAAGTCTTAATGATAGAAGTAATTTTGAAAATAGAAATACTTATGATTATTTCATATCCTTTCATAGAAATGCCTTTCAGCCAGAACAAGCGAAAGGAGTAGAAACCTATACTTATTTAAATCCAGGAGCAAAATCAAAAGGTTTGGCTCAAAGGATACAAACATCTCTTGCAGCATTGGGGTTTGCAGATAGGGGTGTTAAAGAAGCTAACTATCATGTATTAAGAGAAACCAAGGCTGCAGCAGTGTTAATAGAGATAGGTTTTATTGATAACACAGGGGACAACAACTTATTTGATGCAAAAAGAAATGAAATAATAAAGGCATTAGCAAAAGCAATCTTGGCACAAGTAGGGATTGATTACATTGAAGCTTCAGCACCAACTCAATCAGAAAATGGTCAAACTCTTTATAGAGTTATGGTAGGTTCATATTCAGTAAAAGAAAATGCTGAAAATCAAGTGCAGAAGTTAAAGGCAGCAGGGTTTGATGCTGTAATTATGATATTTAATAAGTAGCTGTTACTTAAGGTTTTAGGTAGCGGTTTTAATTTTCAGGAGGTAAGCCATGTTAGAAAATAAAAATTATTCAATGGAGTATTTAATTAGTAGGCATCTTCTAAAGAAGCTCTTAGGTGATGGATTAATAACGGAAGATGAATTTAATAAAATAGATGAAGAGAATTTAAAAACTTTCAATAAATAAGGTAATTGCTTGGGTGTACTGCTCAAGCTTTTATTTTTTACATTTTTATATGTTTCCGCAACTAATAACTTGATAAGTTAAGGGTACAGAGGTAACATCACAATGACAAAAAAGGAGGATGAAAAAGTGGCCAAAAGAGTACTAACAATAGAGGCTAATAAAGCTACGATTAATGATATAGCAGATATAAAAAATAAAGCAAAAATGAGAATTGCAGCTTATTGTAGAGTAAGTTCTTCAAAAGAGGAACAGTTAAACTCCTTTGAAGCTCAGGTAAGTCATTATACAAATTTTATAAAAAGTAATGAAGCTTGGGAGTTTGCAGGTATATATGCTGATGAAGGCATCTCAGGAAAAAGCAAAGAAAAACGTACAGAATTTATGAGGATGATAAAGGAATGCGAAGGTAGAAAAATAGATATGGTTATAACCAAAAGCATATCCAGATTCGCTAGAAATACAGCTGATTGTATTGAGGTGGTTAGGAAACTAAAGACTTTAGGTGTAGCTGTATTATTTGAAAAAGAAAATATAAATACCATGAATGCAGAAAGTGAGTTGGTTTTATCAGTATTAAGCTCTATTGCACAAGAAGAACTTTCTTCCCTTTCTCAAAACATAAGGTGGGGAAATCAAAAAAGATATGAAAAAGGAATAGTACAAGTAAATACCAAAAGGTTTTTAGGATATGACGTAAGTGAAGAAAGAAAGCTCATTATTAATGAAGTAGAAGCAGTTATTGTTAGAAGAATATTTAAAGACTACATTGAAGGAAAAGGTACAGGGATAATTGCTAGAGAGCTTGAGCGTGATGGAATAAAAACAGTAACTGGGAAGACAAAATGGAGTGGATCAGCTGTAAGAAATATGTTGGCTAATGAAAAGTATTGCGGTGATGCGATTCTTCAGAAAACCTATACTGCGGATACGGTTACTTTTAAAAGGAAGAAGAACAGAGGAGAACTACCGCAGTACTATATCAAAGATAATCATGAGCCTATTATTTCAAGGAAAGAATTTGAGCTGGTTCAAAAGATTAGGGAAGATAGAGCAGGAAAACATGGCAACATTCTTGGAGATAGAGAAAAGTATAAAAATAGATATCCATTTACTTATAAAATAGTCTGTAATAATTGTGGAAGACCTTTTAAAAGACATATTCAAAATTCAGGCAAAAGTTGTGAAGTAGCTTCATGGGGATGCTCAACTTATCTAGATAGGGGAAGCAAAGAGTGTAACATGAAGCCAATTTATGAGGAAACTATAAAAGCTGTATTTGTAAGAATGTTCAACAAGCTTTATACAAATAAAGATGTAGTTCTTAAACCTTTTATTCAAAATGTTAAAAGAATAATTGATGCAAGGCTTGAAGATGAGGGAATAAAGAATTTTGATAAAGAGATTGAACATTTGTTAGAACAAGAAAGAATGCTTTTAAAACTTAAGGAAAAAGGATATGCAGATGAAGAAATATATTATGAAGAAAAAAATAAGCTGTCAAAGAATATTGCTGCCTTGAGAGAACAAAGAAGCAAGTTAGCCTGGGAATTAACAGGTCAAGACGAATGGGTGGATAGAGCTAATAAGGTTTATGAATTTATAAGTGGAATTCATAACATACTTGAGGAATTTGATGAAGAAATATTTAATGCAATAGTAGAAAAGATAACTGTTAAGTCAGACAAGCATATAATTTTTGAATTAAAAAATGGTCTTAGCCTTGATGAATACTTTGAAAAGCAAAGAGGAAGAAAAGGCAAGATTATATTTAAGGAGGGAGAGAATGGCTAGAACAAATGGCAGACCTCCCTTTGGATATAAGTATGGAGACAATGGATATTATGAAATAGTTGAACCATTTGCAGCTATTATTAGAAGAATATTTAATGAATATTTAAAGCAAACACCTATAAGGCAAATAACCAGAAAGCTTAATGAGGAAGGAATAAAAAGTCCTAAAGGTGTTAATTGGGACCATAGAATTGTAACTCATATTTTAAAGAATGAAAAATATTGTGGAAGCGAAAATTACGAAGGGATTATAAATGAAGATATATTTTTAAAAGCACAAGAATTAAGAGAGAAAGGTTTTGAAAAGTTTAAGGTTCCTGCTGAGAAGGAAGCTGTTTGGAAGCACATATATCCTTTTACCTCAATTATTATTTGTGGGCAGTGCGGTGAGAATTATATTAGAACAGTAAATTCTAGTGGTAAGCCTTGCGAAAAGAGAGTATGGAAATGTAAGACGTATATAAAAAAGGGAATGGCTAACTGCAGTAATACCGGTATCCCTGAGAAAATGTTAAAAGAGCTTTTTGTAATAGCTTTCAATAAGCTCCAAAGAAGTAAAGATCAATACTTTAAAGATTTAGGAGGTTCAGCTAAAGCTTCTTATAATAACAGAGAATTAGAAATATTGTTTGAAGAGAGTATTGAAATGCTAAGAGAAGCTTCAATTAATAGAAGTCCTAATACTAATGAAATAAATAGAAATGCAGTTATTATTCTTCAAAAGAAAATGGAGAAGCTTTGGGGGAGGATAGAATTTGATGAGCTTTATTACAACAACTTAAAGCTTCAGGAGCTTTTAAATAAAATGCCCTTTAGATTAAAAGAATTTGATGAAGATATATTCAAAAGAACAGTGGAAAAGATAATTTCTTTAGAACCAGGAATAATACAGTTTCATTTTATTAATGGAGCTTTTATAGAGGAGAATTATGAAACCAAGGCAGTAAAAGAGAGGAGGAAGGCTAATGGCCAAAAAGAATGTTGCGGTAATTCCAGCAAAAACAATACAAGAGGTTAGAGGCTTGCCGATTCAAGCAAGAACAAGGGTATGTGCTTATTGCAGAGTTAGTACAGATAATGAGGAGCAGCTTTCAAGTTATGAGGCACAGGTAAGCCATTATACAAATTATATTCAAAGTAAACTAGAATGGGACTTTGCAGGTATATATGCTGATGAAGGTATTTCAGGAACAAATACAAAGAAACGTGTTGAGTTTAACAGGATGATAGAAGATTGCATGGCTGGAAAGATTGATATGGTAATAACAAAATCAGTATCCAGGTTTGCAAGAAATACATTAGATTGTCTTCAATATATAAGAATGCTTAGAGAAAAGGGAATAGCGGTTTATTTTGAAAAAGAAAATATTAATACCTTAGATGCAAAAGGTGAATTGCTCCTAGTAATAATGGGGTCCTTGGCGCAGGAAGAAAGTAGAAGTCTTTCTACTAATACAAGATGGGGGATTGTCTGTTGATTAACAATTTGTTTTATCCTACTTTTTACAATTTGTTTTCTCCAAGAAAACAATAAATTTGCACTTTAAAATATCCTATTTAGAAGATAAATTAACCTAAAATCGCACTTTAATTTATC